ACTGTGCATCGACGCCGGCTTTGATGGCCTTCGCCCTTGCTTCGTCCGCATCGGCTTGAGCCTTTGCCAGCCCCGGCCCGAACATCGCAGTCTGGCGCTGCTGCTCCTCAAACTTGCCAATGGACTCGATCACCTTGTCGCCACCCGGCAGACGCGAAACCAGCGTGCCGATGGTTCGGCGGGCCATAGCCGGGTCAAGTTCAGCAATGCCGGCCCAAGTCTCGAGCGCCTTCGCGCGATCCTCTCGCCCCTGATTGCGTTCCCCTGCAGCACGCTCGCGCAACATCGAGATGGCGACCTCTGGGCTTTTCTCGACAGCGGATAGCACCTGCCCCCCGAACGTCAGGTCGTTTTCCTTCTGCTCGGTGCTCAGTTTCTCCCAGCTCTGCATCAGAGTCGCCGCCTGATCCTTCGGCAGCAGCACGGCCACGTTCTGATAGTCGCGGAAAGTCGGATTCGGGTTCGCCATCAGACCGGACAGCGCCTGCTGCATCGCCTGCTGCTGCTGCACAGCCTGCTGCTGGGCCGCCGCCTGCGCCTCCCGCTGCATGCGCGCGGCTTCGATGTTTGCCATCTGCGCACCAGCGTTCATCCCCTGCAGCACGCTCTCAAAGGGCGTGGCGACCTGCATCTGGTAGTTGATTGGGCCGAGTGCCATGTCGTCAGCCTCCTTACATCGGCACGCCGCTCGGGATCATCCCCGATGGCAGCCCGCCGCCGTAGCCGCTCGGTGCACCCCCAAACGACGGGAACGGAATCCGACCCATGCCCACGCCCATGCCGTACATCTGAGCGGGCATCTGGAGCAGGTTGGCAAACGGTGCCGCCCGGCCGAGCGCCCCGCCTGCGCGAGCCGCGCCCTGCTGCTGGAGCAGACCGGCGACATCACGGCCCGTCTGCATGCCCGCCGCGCCCACGCCCGCAGCAGACTGCTGTCCGAGCGCCGTGAGCCCGCCGAGGCGAGCATACTGCTGGTCAAGGGCCTCCTGCAGCATCTGCGGCCGGAACTGGGCCAGCGCGGCCTGCATGTTGCCGCCTCGCAGGCCACCCGTAGCCGACGCCTGCTGCAGCATCGCCTCCTCGCCCTGACGGGTGAGGGCCTGCAGGAGCGGGCTCTGCTCGACGCCTGCGATGGCCTGCTGCTGCGCCTCTGCGCCCTGCAGCCCGAGCATCGCCTGCATACCCTGGAGCGCGGGCTGGCCGGCCTGGGTGTACGGCTCCAGAAGCTTGCGCATCTCGTCAAACTGACGGCGCTGCTCCTCGATGCCAGCCTGTGCGGCGTCGGCCTGCTGGCCTGCGGCTTTGCCCGCAGCGCGGGATTGCATGGCGCTGCCGAGTACGCTCGACCCGGCAACAATTCCGGTTACTGGATCAGGCATCGCGCCCTCCATCGAATTCGTTGAGATAGGCGTCGAACTTCTCGCCGTACAGCCCCATGACAAACGGCGCGGCCTTCATTGCAGCCGCTGCCCCGTGGCAGATGCAGACCACCGAGAGCACAATGTCGTAGTACCCGGCACGCCAAGCGAAGGCCATCGCGCTCGGATTCCCGGCACGCTCGGCTGCGTCCGACGCCTGCCACTTGAGGATCGCCTGCGAGAGCAGCGGCAGCAGGACGGCACTGTGCTGCTGGAAGAACGGGCTGGCAGGCAGCGCGAACAGCAGATTCCAGATCGCCGCGTCAAGGTCTGCGCGCTCCACCTTGTCGCCATCGGCAACGTCGTCAAGCACCTGGATGCAGTCGTACAGCGCGAGCAGCCACTCAACCGCCGCTGGCGGGAGCCGGAACACTTGCTCGAAATTCTCACGCAGCATGGCACCTCCCGGTGGCTGCTGGCGGCCGACAGACTCAGCGGATGCCATCATACCCCCTAGCTAACCTCGCGTCCAGACACCCGCAGCGTGAGCGAGGTCGCATTGCTCGCGATGGTCGAGATGAACCCACCCGGCGCGAGCACATGGCCCACGAGCTCGGGGCACAGGTACGTCTCGTCGGGCTGCACGGTGCGCGTGTCGATCACCAAGTTGGCATTCCCGGCCGACCCGCCGCTTGTGACGATGTTCACCGAGAACGTGCGCGACACGGTGTCCGTGTTCGTCACGGTGGCCTTGTCGATGATGGCCCGCACGTTCGTGGCGGTGTACTGCGTGGTCTGCGTGGCCTCCATCTGCTTGGGAGGCACGAGCACGGTAACGGTTACGGTCATGATTCGACGCCCCCGATGTTGTTTGCGACTGTGAGGATGATGGACGGGATGCCCGGGTGCGGGGCCACGGCACCGGATGCCAGCAGCCGCACGCCGAGGTCGGTGACGCTGAACATGACTTCAACGTAATCGCCGGACTTGAGGTTGAAGAAGTAGTTCAGCGCCAAGAAGACCTCGGCGTTGTTGCCTTTCACCCGCACTTGGCTCGCGGAGTTTGCGACATCCACGCCATTCAAGCGAAACCACAGGTAGAACTCCTCGTCGGTTGCAACCGTCGAGTCGAGCTGGATGCTGGTCTGGAAGTTGTAGATGCCCTCGGTGTCCACATAGACCCGCGATGTCGGCGTACCGATGTACACGCCCCGCGACAGATCGGTCGTGTTGAACGTGATCGCGGTGGCCGTGTTGATCACGGTCGCCGTCTGCGTCGTGGTGTCGTAGAACGACCCGTAGCGACTGCGCTTGAACTCGCGCGGGGGCGGCGCAGTCTCCACGAAGTCAGCGATGTGCTTGAGCGCGAGCACCTGCTGCAGCGCCAGCGTGGCCTTGGCCTCGCACGCGGCCAGAGTCGCGGCCAGCGCCTGCTCGGCGTTCTGCACCTGATCCTGGGCCAGCACGGCTGCGGCCTGCGCCGTTCCAATGGCCTCAATCGCCTCGGCCACCACATCAGGCGCGATGGCCTCGGTGATGGCGAACAGGTTCTCGAACGCCCGGATCTGGCGCTGGTTCTGCAGGAACGAAGCAAGCTCGTCCCGCGTCAGGCGCAGCGGCGGCGTGTTGGCCATCAGACGTTCAGCGGCTCAAGCCGCGCCTCCAGCCTCAGAAACGAGATGTGCGCGTCCGAGTCGCCCCGGAAGCGCTGCATACGCAGAGATTCCATGTTGCCCTGCTGGAACCACACGAGGCGCTTGCGGGTGTCGCCCGTGGTGCCAGCACCGATGAACCGATCCTGACTCCACGACAAGCCATCGGTGCTGTACGAGGTCGAGATGGTCGGGTTCGATCCGACCGTCACGCGCCCCGGCAGCGCCACGAGTTCGAGTTCGTGGAAGATCGCGCCCTTGCTCTCGTTGTAGACGATGGGCGTGGAGAACTCCCAGCGGGTCTTCTGGCCCCACTGGCTGCTGATCTTGCGGTCGAGGTAGCCGATCACGCCGTACTCGATGTCCTCGACGCCGAGCGTGTCCTCGCCGGCCTCCAGCGCCAGGCCGTCGCCGCCCTCGGTCAGCAGCGTGCCGGTCAGCGTGTCGGACAGTTGCGTGTCGCCCACGATCCAGCGGTCGTAGGCCCAGACGAGGTTCTGCGCGCGGTAGCGGTGGAAGTCGCATGTGCCGCTCGTGAGCGTGAACCAGACCCGCATCTGCAGCGCCTGGCTGGCCGCGTGGTCGTACACCAGCGTGCGGTCGGGAAGATGGACGTACAGCAGCTTGTGCGCCCGGTCGATGCGGGTTTCTAGCTTGGCCGTCGCCAGTTGCGCCTCGGTGTAGGTCTGCAGCAGCAGATCGACGTCCTGCGTGGCCAGCGAGGCGCTGGTGGAGTTGCCACCGAGGTAGACGCTTGGCGGTTCGTTCCGGCCGCTGCCGAGGAACGCGATCCCCTCGTCCCCGAAGACGCACGCGGCGTGTGTGCCCACCACGCCCCGCATGATTTGCGCGCCGTCGATCCGCTGGAATGGGAACAAGCTGCCGCCCACGTTGTCGAACACCTCGATGGTGTTGCGGTTCAGCGCGTAGATTTCGTTGCGCGACTTGAACAGTCCCACCACGGGGTCGGGGGAGATTTCAGACGATCCGTACTTCAGCGGGTTGACCTGCGTCGGGTCGCTCAGTTCGGTGACGACGAGAAACTCGCCGTCCGTGGTCATGAAATACCCGTCAACCCACACGACATCTAGCACCACGCC